TCACTCAATAATAAAAGCTATCCTGTTAAAGCTACGCTTAGAGCCTGGAGAAACTTTGAGAAAGCAACAGGAGTTAAGGTAGTCGAGGTTGACGCTTCAGATGTTACTCTAATCCCTGAGCTTATTTACTACTTCGTAGTTGATGGCTGCGCAGCTCAAGGGATGGAATTTAACTTGAGTGTAGATGAATGGTTAGGATTAATCGAGGTACAAGACTTACCTAAGTTAGTTAAAGTTATGGAGGAGGCTATGAGTAGCGACTCAACGGCTGACTCAAAAAAAAAGATAAAGGCGATCCCTTGACATGGAACAGGATAGAGGAGCTGGGGCTAGGCTTATTAGGTTTAGCTCCAGCAGCCCTTTACTCTTTAACATTCGAGGAGCTCGGTAACGCTGTACGAGGTAAGAGACAAAGCGAAGAGATCAAGGAGCGCTCAGATTGGGAGCGCACTAGATGGCAAACAGCTCTACTCTTAAACGTACACACAAAGAAAGGGGCGAAGATCACCCCGAAAGATTTAGCTGTCTTCCCTTGGGAGAAAGCAGCACAAAAGAATAAACCACAGCTAGACGGCCGTAGGATGCTCGAAAGCTTGGTAAAATATAGTAAGTAATGGCAAAGCTAGGAGATTTAGTAGTAAGGATAGGAGCAGATACAAGGGATCTAAATAAGAGCCTTGGTAGAGTACAGCGCAATATGCGCTCTATGACTTCTAACTTCACGGCTCTAGGTACTCAGATGACTAAAGCCATAACGCTACCTATTCTCGGAGTAGGGGCTATGGCTATTAAGAGCGCAGCAGACCTAGAGAAGATGGAGGTAAGCTTTATCTCTCTAACAGGAGGAGCCAAGCAAGCAGCTGACATGATGGAGCAGCTCAATGAGTTTACAGCTAAAACACCTTTTCAGATAGAAGCGGTTGCTAATGCAGCTAGACAGCTCATAGCTACAGGTACAGACTTACCAGAGATAAATAATACCTTAGGATTTTTAGGAGATATAGCAGCAAGTACAGGCAATCAAATAGATGACATTGCAGCCATCTTCGCTAAGGTTAAAGCTAAGGGTAAGGTAGAGCTTGAAAGTCTCAACCAATTAATGGAGAGGGGTATACCTATAGCTGATGCTCTACGCTCTGCAAATAGCTCTCTAGGCTCTGAGTTAGGAGCTGGAGCTGTAAGCGTTAAAGAGTTCGAAGAAGCTTTAAGAGCTATGGCTTCAGAGGGAGGTATAGCTAATGGCTCAATGGAGAGACTATCTCAAACAGCTTCGGGCAAATTTAGCACAGCATTAGACGGTTTAAAACTTGCTGGAGCAGCTCTAGCTGAGGACTTGCTTCCTATAGTTAATAAGCTATTAGATAAAATAGTAGATCTTGCTCAGAGGTTTACAGCGCTTTCTGACTCAGCTAAAAAGAATATCCTAGTAATAGGAGGCTTACTCGCTGTAGTAGGACCGTTGCTAGTAGCTATCCCTAAACTTATAGCTGGTATTCAAGCTACTCGGATAGCCTGGATAGCTCTTAACGCTGCTATGCTACTTAATCCTATCATTCTAGCTACGGCTGCTATAGTAGGTCTAGGAGTGGTTATGGTTGCTACTTCAGGAGATATACACAACTCTAAAAAAGAAACAGATAAATACATAGAGTCTTTAAAGGAGCTAGATAGACAAGCTTCACTCAATAGTATTAATGAGAGGATAAGAAAAGAAAAGGATAAGCTCAGAGAGGCAAATGAAAAGCTTGCTACTAGTGAGCTATTAGTTGCTAGAGCTTCTGATAAGTTTGATAGAAAATTAGCTACGGATAGCGTAAACAGATACAAGGGAGTAGTAGAGGGGCTTACAAGCTCACTAGGTGCTTTAGAGGAGGAGCTAGATAGGATACACTCAATAGATTTAGGAGCTGACACAGGAGCTGAGGGCGAAGGTACTATAGAAGTAGTGACACCTGAACAGATGAAGCTCCTAGAAGCTTTGCCTGTTAAATTAATAGCAGTTAAAGAGCCTATAAAAGAGTTACAGGAATCTACAAACCTATTAACTGAAAGCTTACAATTTACTACGACAGCCTTCTCTAACTTAGGGCAACAGATTGGGAATGTTTTTGCTAATGCAATAGTAGATGGTGAGAACTTTGTAGATAGCTTAGTCTCTATGGGTAAGTCTATTCTAAAGACATTAATAAGTGAGGCTATAGCTCACGCTATAACCAACGCAGCAAGCGCTAAAAATGTAGCTAACCAAGTTAGTGGAGGTCTTACTATACCAGGCTTTATAGCTGCTGCTGTGGGTAGTGTAAAAGCTGCTTTCTCTGATATCCCACAACTAGCACAGGGAGGTATAGCTTTCGGTCCTAGTCTCGTAGAGGTAGGAGAGTACTCAGGAGCTGGAGGTAATCCAGAGGTAATAGCTCCACTTAATAAACTTAAGGATATGATAGGAGGTAATGCTATTCAAGTGTATGGCCGTATATCAGGAGATGACATTGTAATAAGTAACAACAGAGCTACACGCGATAGAAACAGATTCTAATGGGATATACATTATTCAAATCAGAATTTACAGATATCTCTGGAGAGGACTGGCTCGTTAAAGTATATACTACAGAGGCTGGAGTAGATCTAAATAAGACTTTTAACCTGGGACCTGATGGATTCAGATTAAGCTATGACTTCGACGAGTACGATAGATGTAAGCCAATAGTAGGGAGTAGGGTACAATTTACCATGTACCAAAATGACAGCGAGACAGTAACCTTTGACGCGTTCTATACAGCTCTATCTACAGCTGAAGAGGGTACTTATAGGATAGAGATATATAAAGACCAGGACTCTAGTAATACTTTGTTTTGGGTGGGTGAGATACTCCCAGAGCAGACAGTAATCCCTGATGAGTTCCCTAATGCAGCTATAACTATAACGGCTGTAGATGGGCTAGCTAATCTTAAAGGAATAAAGTACAACAATAACGGAGCAGCTTTTACAGGAACAGATACCATACTAGCACACCTACACAGAATTATTACAAAGCTTCATGTATCCGATATATGGACGGCCTCAGATACAGAACTTAAATTCTTTGAGGACTTTATAGGTAAAGAGTACAAGACTTATGTAGATGGTGGTGGACTACAAAACCAACAGCTACACAATGCAAAAATTGGTCACGATACCTACTATAAAAAAGATGAGGATAACAATAACGAGTACTTCTCAGCTTATGAAGTACTAGAAAGTTTAGCTCTAACTTTTAACGCTTGTGTGTTTATGAGTGAGGGGGTTATTTGGTGGGTTCCTTTAGGAGTTATTCAGTCTCATGCTGGAGGCGCTTTAACTATAGCTCACTATATGACAGGGGTAGGCTCAGTAATATATAATAGTGTAGCTAATACTACAATAGGAGCTATCTTTGGAAGCAATAGCGCACAGTGGGAGAAGCTCAAAGGGTGGGAGCGCTCAACAGTTCCATCATTTAAAAAAGTAATAAGAAGTAGAGACTATCAAGGCACTAGATCTCTAGTAAGTGATAGCCTATACACTCGTACAGATTTAGTTAATGAGACTGTACTAGACGATGAAGATATAGAGTATGCAATAGGTGAGAGGTTGTGTATATCAGGTACGTTTCATTATGTAGCTGGATCCTTTGGATATATTGCGAATGATTTAGATAGGGTTGCTCGATTAAATTTAAAAATTAAGTTAAAGCTAGGAGATGGAGGAGGTACTGTACAGTATGTTAAGAGAGGGCTAGGCTTTAGTACAGATAATACTGAGTTCGTAGGATATATTAATTTTACTAGCTCAGGCTTTCCAACTTACAATCCTATAGATCCTATAGATAGCCTAGAAATAAACTCAGGTATATCAGGACCTTTAACCTGGGATAACTCTATCTCGTTTTATGAGATATTAAGTACTGATTTTGATAAGATAGTAGGTACTTATGATCCTTTAGTAGGATATCAGCCTGTGCCTTTAACAATACCCTTTGAGATAGTAACTGAGCCTTTAACAGCAGCTAGCACAGGCTTACAACTCTCAGCAACTTTAGAGGGTTTGAATCACTTAGGAGCTGCGGATGCAACTTTAACAGCCGCTACTAATACAAGCGGAGCTATTAACTACAGGATAGATAATTTTAGAGTAAACAGATACAGCTCTGAGCAGTCGCAAGAGTTCAGCTCTATAGATATAACAGCTACTAATCCAGCTACAGCTAGATATGATTTTAAACAGCCCTCTACTTTAATAGGAGATAGGATTAGTGATTTTGATTTAGGTATTATTACAGTTAATAATGGTTCTACTTATACAGAGCCTACAGAGTGGACTAATTCACAAAGCTCTACAACAGATTTAAGTATTAACGGACTAGGAGTAAGAGAGCGCTTAGGAGCTAATCTTACGGCTGTTCGTACAGAGTCAGGAACTTTGTATAAGAGGGGATCTACATGGATACACCCCTATACTATCCTAACTAATACAGAGGACTCTAATAACTTCTATCAGGTTTCAGGCTTAACTTTTATAGCAGCTCGCTCTGAGTACGATATAGAGGTTATGTACTTAACTCGGAATATCACAGGGATAGTACTAGCAGAAGATAATCCAGTTAATAAAGGACCGTCTATACCTACTGTAGTTCCATCTACTAAACTAGTACAGAGTAACGGAGGGATAGTACAAGAGCATCATACTAAGCTAGGCTTCGTTACTACAGATACGTATGGTATAACAACATTAAAAACTAGTACAGGCTCTAGCCAAACAGCTATTAATTTACCTTCAGAGAAAGCTTCAGCGGGGGTAGAGCTTGTTAGCATAAGTACTTCAGGGGCTATGGCTCCTGTAACTGACGGAGCAAGCGGAGAGTTCCTGAGTACGAACGGCTCAGGGGTTTTAAGATGGTCGGGGTTGAAAATAATTGATAATATAGATGCCGCGTCAGTCGGTAATGTTGGTACTATCAGATACAGAACTTCAGGGAGAAATAGCTATGTAGATATATGTATGCAAATTTCAGCCACTGCTTACGACTGGGTAAATATTAAGCAAAATTCCTGGTAATGAAAGGCAAAGAACTTACATTAGAGGAGTTAATACAGCTTGTGGAAGAGATGGAGAAAGCACTAATAGAAACAAAGGGAGCAAATCAAAACAAGCCATGATGGACGTAAAAATGTGGGGGTTGAATATATTATCAATTTCCTGGGGGGCTGCGTTATGGCTTACGGATGTAAATCATATTATAGGTATAGTAGGCGGATGTGTACTGGTATGGGCTAATATAGAGAAAGCAGTAACAGAACGAAACAAAAGAAAATGATACCTTATATATGTATCATAGTACTTAACGTGGCTAACTGTAGATACAAGCGCTTAAACTATGGCCGCTATGATATACATGATCTCTTTTGTATAGGTATCTCACTTATAGGAATATGCGCTATTTTAAACTAAAAGAATTTGACAGCCCAGATAATCCTGGAAGCGGTCAGCTCATGGATCCCTATTTTTTACAGCTATTAGATAAGGCTCGTACTCATGCGCAGATACCCTTTAAGATAAGCTCAGGGTATAGGAGTAAAGAGCATAATAAAAAAGTGGGGGGCGTACCTAACAGCTCACACCTTAAAGGGCTAGCGGCTGACATTGTTTGCAATAGTAGCTCAGATAGATACATAATATTAAGCGCCTTACTACATGTAGGCTTCCATAGAATAGGTATAGCTGAAGGTTTTATACATGCAGACGTAAGCACAGATAAGCCAGGCTTTATGGTTTGGACTTACTAGAAACTTTCCCAATTTTCCCAATTTTCCCAAAAAGGGCGAAAAAAGGGCGGCGCCCCTTAACGCCCCGATAACGCCCTTTAGTAGTAAAAGCGGGGTTTGTGGGAAAAAAGGGGGGATTTGCGGGATTTGCGGGTTAACATTCTATTGTTTATAAGTTATGGTGCAATAATGGTGCATTATATTTAACATGGTTATACATTGCGGTTATAATCAATTTAAATAATTTAATACCATGACTTTTTTAACTAACAATTACGAGCGCGAAACAGCAAGCTCACAGTACTTAAAATTAGCTCCTAATACGAGCGCTACAATTAGAATCGTATCACAAGCAGTAGAGGGATACCAAGTCTTTATGGACGGCAAGCCTATAAGGTGGACTGTTGACGGAGAGATGCCTAAAAAAGCTTATTCAGCAGATGACAAAGTAAGACCATTTGCAGCGTTTACTGTATGGCATAAAGAGGACTCACAGTTTAAGATCTACAGCTGTACTACAAGAAGTGTACTCCAGGAGATAGCTAACCTAGCAGAAGTGGAGGGCGATCCTATGACTTACGACCTTAAAATCACTCGTAAAGGAGCAGGATTAGATACTAAGTACTATGTGAGAGTGGATAGTAAAGAGGCTTTTGATTTAGATATGTGTGAGCTCTCTCAAAAGTTTAACGATAAGTTAGACATGGAGCAGCTATTTGTAGAGGGCGGTAATCCATTCAAGCCTGTAAGCGTAGAGGCATGAAGCTAGACACTATAAAGCTATCCTTTAGCGCTCTAAAAGCTTTTGCTAAATCTCCAGCTCATTTTGCTTATTACAAGCAGAGAGCCTTTAAAGGGAGCGCAGCTATGCGAAGGGGTAAACTCACTCACGAGCTCGTGCTAGAGCCTGAGAAAGAGATACTAGTTATAGACGTAGCTACGAGAGCGAATAAGCAATTTAAAGAGGCTGTAGAGCAGTACGGAGAGGATGGAGTGTTCACTCGTAGAGAGTACAACGAAGCTAAAAACCTAGCCGCTGCTGTAATGAATCACCCCTTAGCAAATAAGCTTATAAACGAAGCGACTAGTAAGGAGGAGCATATACACTTCAGCCTGGACGGTGTAAAGTTTCATGGCTATGCAGATATAATAGGCCATGACTATATAGCTGACTTGAAAATAACAGATAACGAGCCTAAGAAACTCCAACGCTGGGTACTAGATAATTTATATCATATGCAGTTAGCTCTGTATTCTCATGGAGTATTCAACTCAGAGGCTCTTATAAAGCACTACTTAATTACATGCGATCCTAACGCTCCTTATGGAGTAATAGTTTACGAGCTCTCAGCTGAAGTAATGGAGGACGGCTTCAATAGAGCCAGGCTAGAGGTGAGCATGTTTAAAGACTGGTATAGAGGATGGGACGGAGAGAGCACTCCTAAGAGCTACGACTACAGCGAGCCACTTAACTCAGCAATGACCTTAGAACTTCCGACATGGTACAGATAAACGGATTAAAGAAGTATATAGTTAAACTATATGGAAGCAACAAAGCTTGCTATGAATCTCTAGGGGTAAATAGAAGTACGCTTTATAGATGGGTTAATGAGAATCCCATGAGGATGCTTAAATACTGCGATAAGATAGCAAAGCAAACAGACACAACTAAGCTCCAGCTAGAGGGGGAGATACTGTATCAAGATGAGCAGATAAATGGCTAAACAGGGGATATGGATACCTATGGAGATATTAGGCCTAACACAGCTTACAATGGTTGAGAGGTATATACTAGCGGATATTACTCACTTCCATGATAACGGTAAAGTGTATTTTAAGACTAATACAACACTAGCTCAGGAGTGTAAAAGCTCCACAGCTTCTATAACTAGAGCTATCTCTAATCTAGTCAAATCTAGCCATATTAAGATAGAGCAAATTAGACCCATTAGAAAGCTAAAACCAGGTATTCTATCTAATCACTGTGATGAGCTATCTAATCAACCTGATGAGTTAACTAATCACTGTGATGAGCTATCTAATCAATCTGATGAGTTAACTAATCAATCTGATGAACATAAGAGTAAAGTAAAGAGTAAAGTAAAGAGTAAATTAAAAAGTAAAATAAAGAAAGGGGTTATTTATCCATTTCAAGAAAAAGAATTTAAAGACGCTTGGAATATTTGGATAGAGGAGAGAGCAGCTAACAGATATAAAAAATACACAGAACGAGCAGAGCAAGGAGCTCTTCATAAACTACAAAAAATTAGTAACCATGACTACAAAACAGCAATTACCATTATCAACGAGTCAATCAGTAACGGCTGGAGAGGACTCTTCGCACTCAAAAGAGATAAGCAGCAAGGACTCCCAGATCTTAGTATGGAGGAAGCAATTAAATGGGCTGATAACATTAGGTAGTGATATATCTAGAACACACTCACCAAAAACAGCTTTTAATGAAGGGCTAACTCTACAAACAGCTAAAAAGATAGATAAAAGAGCTGTATCTCTTTTGATACTATCACAGCTTAAAAGACTAGTTAAAGCTGTAAATGCTACTAGATCCTTTAATGATAATGAGGACTTGATGGATGCAGTAGAGGATATACTAGAAGTGTTTCCAAGCTTAAAAGTTGAGGAGATAATGATTTGCTTTAAATACATACGCCAGGGGAGATATGAGCTCTATGGAAGCTTAAACTCTAGTACGCTTATGAAGAGCTTACACGCTTATGAGGAGGCTAATACAGTCCCTATGAGAGAGCAGAAGCATAAAGCTTTAGAGCCATATACAAACGGTATGATTGACTGGAAGCAACTAAGCGAGGCGCTAATAGTAGATCAACCTAAAAGAAGCTTAGAAGAGCTAGGCGGCTATGTTCATGTAACAGAACAAGACTTAAAAGATATTGAAAAAGCGAAAAAAGAAAGTAAGTAGGCGGCTTCTAGTTAAAAAGCTAGACGCTGCATTCAGTAAATATATCAGATGGAGAGCTGCTGACTCTGATGGTAACGTAAAGTGTGTTACCTGTGGTACAGTAGCTCCTGTCAAATCAATGCAAAATGGGCACTTCATGAGCCGAAAACACCACAGCCTTCGATGGCACGCTTACGGGAATTGTAACGTACAGTGCTACGGCTGTAATATAGGGGGCAAAGGGCTACAGTATCAACACTCCCTATACATAGATAAGAAATATGGAGAAGGTACGGCTATGAGGCTCTTAGAGCGCTCTAGAGAGATAAGGAAGTACACTAACGAGGAATTAATACGATTAACTAAACATTATAATAATAAAGTAGATGAATACATTAACAAGCACAGTTGAGAGAGAGCCCAGGAGTAAGGACTACACAGCTGAGACAAAGCAGCTATTCATAAGAGCTGAAGAGTTAGCTGAGGATGTAGGTAAGACAGCAGAGCAGCTATGGAGTGGAGAGAGCAGAAGACAGCCCCTAACTACAGTAAGACATTGTATAATGTATGTACTATGGTATGAGTATCTATGGAACTACTCAGAGACAGGCAGAGTATTTAAGAGAGATCATGCTACAGCTATGTACGCAATAAGGAGAATGAAGGAGCTGCAAGAGATTAACGATCCACAAGTAACACGATACATTAACCGACTATCTAGATTCAATGGCACTAATACCAAAGCGCAAGAGACAGAACGTCTATCATGCTCCTGTAAAAGATCACAAAGGACGTAAGTACCATGAGAAGAGATACAACACCCGACAATGGAGAAAGCTTAGAGCTGCGTACCTGGCTCTTCACCCTGTGTGTGTTAGTTGTGAGCGTCTTGCTACAGTGTGCGACCATATCACACCGGTCAGACAAGGGGGAAGCTTCTGGAGAGGACCATTTCAAGCGCTCTGTACCCACTGTCATGCAGTCAAAAGCGGTAAGGAGCGACATCAAGGAGGGGGGGAAGGGGGTTAGAAAATCAGAGAGCAAGGGCTGTATAT